CCACAGAGACGCTCACCGCGCCGCCGACAGTCGAGAGCGCCGTGCCCCAATACAGGTTGTGCCCGAACTGGCAGGAGTACTTCACCGTTACCGTGTCGCCGGCATGAGCGCTCTGCCGGGCGAAGCCGCCCGCGTACCAGCCCGCCACCTGGGTCCATCCGCTACCCGCGCGCGTGGCCCAGGAATCGACGGACGTGATCGTCACCGATCCGGGTCCGGCGATCTTCAGCGGAGTCACGCCGCCCGGATCGTCCACCGTCCAGTTGGAGACCACCGCCGACCACTCCTGCGGCGCGAACGCCACGAGCGACGGGTTCACCGATCCAGCGTCGTACGTCAACGGAGGCGCGAAGGTAAGCCATAGCTGCCGCACGGTGGCGAGGCCCAGCGCGGAGAAATCCATGTGGAGGTGGATCGACGTCGGATCGGTCCCGCCGGTAAGCTTCGAGGCGCCAGCCGGCGTGAGGTAGCACGTGGTGGTCTTGTGCATCTCCAGCAACTCGATGCCGTTGCCATCCAGCCCGACCGCCCGCGACTGCACCGTGAAGGTGCTGCCGGTCTGTGTCGCCTGCAGGACGGTGTTCGCGTTGATTTGCGCCACCAACTGGCCGGCCACCCACGCGGTCGCGCTCGTGATTTCGAGAAGCGTCCCGGCGGCGTTGCCATCGGATGCGGAGCAGGCAACCGTGGCTGCGGTGTTCAGCTTCGGTGTAAGCGTCACGTTGTTCGCCGACGCCACCGCCGTGCCGTACGCGTCCAGCGCGGCGTTGATGAGATTCGCCAGCGCGATGGCGATGTCGCCCGAGCCATCGGTCGCAAGCTGAACGTGGGTGTAGGTCTGCGTGCCGATGGTGATCGTGTGGCTGTACCCGGTGCCCAGGTAATTCCAGAATGAGAACGCGATGGACGCGGACCCGGTCCACACGGGCACGACCAGATCGAAGATCACGTTGCCCAGGTAAACCAGTTGCACGCGGTCGTACGCCGCCGGAGTGCCGTTGACCGTGTACGTGCAACTGGCCTGCGCGCCGCCCGTCGTGGTCGTAACCGGCAGCGCCACCGTGCCGGGCGTCTCGGTAACTACGCCTCCGGCCACACTGCGCGTGATGTAACTCAGCGAGCCCCACGCCACCGAAGGGTACTTCGAGCTCGTCGGATTCTGGCAGCCCGTCCAGGCCAGATCGAAGTCCAACGTCACACCCGCCAGGGAGAAGTCCGGCAGGTAGCGCGAGGTGTACAAATGCCCGTAAACATCGTCCGAGTCGAACAGGACCGCCACCGCGAAATCCGCTTGGTCCGACCAGCAGCCGGAGAGCGTGAAGCCGGCGGCCGACGCGTTGTGCAGCGACGCCGCAGCTCCGCGCCGGTCGAAGCCGCGCAGGTACATCGACCGATGCGGTTGTAGTTTGGCAATCGACATGAATCGGGCCTACATGTAAATGAACACCGAGAGGTCCGCGCCCGGAACCGTAGTGCCGACGGCGGTGATGTCCATGGTGATACTGGCGCTGCCGGCGATGGAGCCGGCGGCCGTCAACTGCGCGGTGGTAGCCTGCACCGACAGATCGCCCGCTGGAATCGTGAGGTTCATCCAAAGCACGCCGCCCACGTTGATGTTGATCGTCAACCCCGCACCGGTCGGCGCGGCGCCCACCAACGCCACGACCTCGTTGGGAGTCCGTGTCGCGTTCAACTGCAACGGCGGCGCCTGATTGCTGCCAATCGCCAGAGTGCCGGCCACCTGCAGCGTCGCGCCCGGAGACGCGTTGGTCCCGACCGCGCCGTAGATCCAATCCTCGCGGACCGGCGCATCGCCGTCCGGCGACTCGTTGCCGTTCACGTCCACCGTGAAGCCGCCAATCAGCATCGGCTGTTTGATGAAGTTGCCGGTCGGCACCGAGAGACTGACCGGAGTAAGCGGGCTCGCGTTGTCGATGCTGGTGGAATCCGCCTGGAAGGCCCACGTCGAACCCTCGACAATCCACACCGACGTGTCGTCCATCGTAAGCGCCGGCTGGAAGGTCAAGCCCGTGGCGGTGTTCCCCGTGATGGTGCTCGGCGGCTGCCCGCGCCCGGTGTTGGCGATGATGCGGATCAGGTTCCCGATCTCAACACCGACTCCGGCAACGACGCCCATCCCGCCGTAAGAGTTCAACGAGTTCTTGCAGCCGTTGTCGTTTACCGTGGTCACCGAGGCCGGCATGCTGTTCAGGTTGTCAGCCTTGAATCGGATTGCGAATGCGTCGCCCACCAGCACGATCCCGGTCGGGTCGCGGTCGAGCGTAAGCGTTCCCGTCGCCGGCACGTGGTTCGTGATGTTGAAACTCGCATACGGCGTGCTCGCGTTCGGTCTCCCGATGAGCGAAAGCACGCGTCCGGTCGCGTTGAACGGCGTGGCCGAGGTATCGACCATGTCGTTCGAGACAATCGTGTTGGTCGAGACGCTGGCCACGGACGCGCCGATCACCCCCGAGTGCACCAGGAGCTTCGCCTTGACCCGCACCTTCGCGACGTACGGCGAAGGCATCGCCCAGGTCGACCGCGTCAACGGGCCGGAGAACGCGATGGAAGAAGGGCTATAGGTCGTGCCATTGCCGGTGGGCGTGAGCGCGCCAGTCAACTGCTCGCAGATCAGGTCGTCCTGGGAGGCGACGAACAGCACGAAGGAGGCGAGCCCGGTGACCGCCGGCCACGTGATGTTCGCGAGCGTAAACGAGTCGGTGCCCGTGACCGAGGTGCCGATGACCAGGATGTTCGACGGCACGGAGGGCAGCCCGCTTGAGTCGATGGCGCAGATGGAGACGTACAGGGTCACCATTGCCGGCAGCGAACCGCCCGTCGAGGACTGTCCCACCAGCCCGACGCCCGGCGCGCCCGCGCCCGTGGCGCTGAACTCGTTCACCGGGAGCTTTCCGGTGATCACCAAGTAGGCCTGCTGGCCGCCATCCTGCAGGGGCACGTATACCTGATCCGAGTCGAAGGTCCATTCGCCAGGGAAGAGCGCGTCGCTGGCGTTGGCCTGCACTTGGTACGGAGCCCATACCGGTCCGGCCGTGATCGCGTAGAAGATCGGCGACGGCGGCGCGGGCGCTACGTCCACCGGCTTGGGCCCGACGTCGAGGTCGTACATCGACGCGGTTACGGTTTGCCCATCCAGTTGGACCGACCAATCTTTCTTGAGGCTCCACCGCTGAACCCGGAAGCACATCGTGATGACGTGGAACACCAGGCCTGTGCCGCTCGGCGGCGCGGGGTTGGTGGTGATAGTGGAACCGTCGGACGCTACAGCAGTGATGACCACCTCGATACCGCCGATCAGAATCGCCTTGTTGACGAGCTCGGTGTCGCCAACCGCCGTGCCGGCGTACGTCCACACGTCGCCGCTTGCCCAGGTCGCGACCGCGCCGGTCACGTTGCAGGTGCCGCGCGCGCCCGGAATGTCCGGGTGCGTCATCGAGATTACTTGGCCGACCTCGTTGTTGAGCCCGAGGAGCGTCGTCTGCCAGGAAACGTTGCGAGCGTTGCGCCACTCCATCGGCGTGACGCCGCCGCACTCCTCGCGCGTGCGCGTCGCCGCGATCCGTAGCGCCTGACTCAGAGTCGAGATGCCCACCGAGTGCATCTGGCTCGTGAGCGGCGAGCCGGCGCGGCCATAGTATGCCGCGTGGCTCTTATCGACGTAATCGGCTGTGTTGGTCTGGTACTGATACGCGACGTCGGCGTAGGAAATAATCAGGTGCTCGAATGCCGCCACAATCGGGGTCTGCTTGAGGCTCTGGAACAGGATGCTGCTGATGGTATAAGCGTCAAGTGCGCTCGCGTTGATGCGGCATCCCAATTTCAGCTTGCCGAATTCCCACGCATAAAATCCCAGGCAGCAGTTCAGGACCTCGGTAAGCCAGTCGCGGAAAGGCTTCTGGCTGCTGACCGATCCCTGAAACTGGAACTGGATTTCGTCGCCGGTGCCCAGGATCGCCGGGACCTGGGCAGCCGCGATCTCCGCAGTGCCGCTGCCGTCGCCAACGATCAGCGAAGAGAGGACGAAGGCCGACAATTGTTCCGCCGACACGCTGGGATACGACATCGAATCGCCGGGCGTGGCGCTGCCGGTGATGGGGGTGAGGTAGTAAGCGAACCAGTCGTATTTGCCGTCGCCCGTAAACGTTATGCTGCCAACCGTCAACGTCATGCCGAGCGTCATCCGGTCCTCGACGGATGCGATCAGCGCCTTCTCTGCGTTCCCTGTTGGATTAGGCCCGGCGATCACCACGCACGCCTGCACGTACGCCTGCCAGACCGTCGTGAAGTTGGCCGCGAAGATGGCTTGGTTCGCTGCGGTCTGGTATCGAGGCGCGAGGCTCTGCCAGTTGTAAAGATTCTGCGCCAACAGGACCGCGGCCTGGTTCGCCGCGTTGCTCATGGGCACGCTGTACGCGTTGCCTGCGAACGCGCTCCCGATCCACGCGATCAAACAGGCCCACATGCCAATGGGATTCCCGGTGAACGCCACGATCTCGAAGTCGCCGATGGTGGAACCGCTGAAGCTGAAGAACGAACTGGGCGGCAGCGTGATCGTGATTGTCTGCGTGTTGAGTGGCGCCTCAAGGCCGGCGGTGAGCCCCATGGCGCGCAAGAGCATATTCACGCAGATCCAGAACGGGTTGATAAGGCCGGCGACCACGGAGCGGTTGCCGTTCTGGTCCCACACAAAACCGGAGAGCCCGTAGTCGAGCGGGATCGTCATCTGGTGCTGGTCCGGAGTGCTCGGCTGGATGGCGCTCGACTTCATGATGCGAAGCTCGCAGAGCGCGACGCCCGCCGCGTAGTTGTTCGGCTCCCATGTCTGCGGCGTGCCCTGGCCAAGCGAGAAGTAGTCCGTCGATGGATTTGCCGGATCGTTGCCGAGCACCTGCCGAAGTCCCATGCCGGGCTGGTTCTTCGTGATGGTCAAATTGCCATTGACCTGGAAGCCCTGCCACGTGTAGCCATCAACCATCGGCGCAACCACATAGCGGTAGCCGTCGGCGTTCATGACGATCTGCGACGGCGTAAACCCGCCCAGCGGTCCCGCGCCGAGGATGCCCAGCGAGTCGGCGTAGGTGGACTCATCGCGGTACGCGACCATCAAAGCGTTCGCCATGAATGCGTAGAGCGCGTTACCGCCCGAGTTGCACCAGATTTCCGGCAGCGCCAAGCCCCAGATGTATTCCGTGATGATCGAGGTGGCGGTGACCTTGTTGCGCCCGAAGCCGAGGAAACCGGTGGAGTCGTCCTTGATGATCACGCCCTGCGGGTCTGCCTGCTGGCCACCGAAGTACGGAGACATGCCGTGCACCTGACAGCCGTTCGCCGACTCCAGATAGAAGTCGCAACTGTTCGGGTCGCCGCCCGCCGCCGTGACTGCCGCAGCGCTCGCGCCCTTGGTCGCCCATAAGCAGTAGACGCCATCGTTGTATGTCTTCCAGCACTGCCGGCTGGCCTGCCGCTCCGGGTACTGATTCATGATCTGGAAGAAGCCGTCGGAGCAAACCACCGGAAAGTTCGGTGTGCCGTCGCTCGTAAAGTTCTGGATGACGCCCTTCCAGATTTGAATCAGGATGCCGGAGTTGACGTGGAACGCGCAGAAGTCGATCTCCGCGTATTTGAGATCGGTGTCGTTGGCGAGGTCCGTCATCGTGCGGTCGGCGTTGCCGAAGTTGAATCGCACGCTGTCGGAGGATCCCTTGATGTCCTGGGAGATCAGCGTGTCGGAGCCGGGCTCGCCGATCCCGGTGATACGCGGCAGGTAGGGTTGCGAACTGCCCGCCCAGCCGAGCGCGGCGGCCACCGCGCCGGCAGCGCCATCGGTGAGCGTCACGCGCCGGTCCGAAAGCCAGATGTCCGGCACGGTGGCCTCTTGCACGCGGATGTGAATGAGCGGAACGATCTCCTGGACTTCGGAAAGCAGCGCCGCGGAGAGCGCGGTCGAGGGGAATCGCAGGCAGGGCGCGGCTACCACCGAGTAAGTCGGTGCGGCAGTCGGATCGACGACTTCGACCAGATTAAAGCCAACCTGACAAGCGTTGCGCAGGTAGTTGAAGGAGATCGGCGTCTCCTCGAAGGTCACGAGCACCGACATGGTGGTTCCACCGGGGTTGGGAACGTTGTAGGTGAATGCCTCCCATGGGCCCTGCATCGACTCCCAAAAGGATCTGAGCTCGCGCGCCTCGGTCCAGCCGAGATTGCCGCGCGAGAACCGGAACTTACGAGGCCCGATGCCGCTATAGAAGCGCTGCTCCTGCTTGGCGTCCATGCTGCCGAAGCGATGGACAACCACCGGGCGCTCGACGGCGAACCCGTACGAAGACAGTTCCGTACTAAGAGGAAAGACTTGCGTGCCAGAGAGGCCGGCGCCACCCGTCGAGAGTACCGTCGTCGGTACGGAAATCCGCCCGATTAGATCTGCCATCACGCCACCTCGACCAGTTGCAGGCCCTGGACGTTGGTCCGGCACAGGTCGCTCAACTGCGACCAGTTGCCGCGAACCACGACCGTCACGCGGCCTTGCGTGTTGTTGCCGGTGGCGTCATAGTTGCTGCCGATCTGCTGGCCGGCGAGCACGTCGAACGGGTTGTAGAAAAGGAACGGCGTCATACCGAAGTTCTGCGAAGTGAGGAAGGCGTAAAGGGTCGAGAGCAGCGTCGCGGTGAGACGCATGTTTGGCCGGAAAATCCGGCGCGACGTCTGGGCCAGTTGCGCCCGCTGGATTGTGCCGTCGCGATATTGGTTCTGCAGTTGCGCGTACTCACGCGTCTCCGCGAACGCGGTGCACAGCGAAAATGGCATCACGCCGTTCGGTACGGCTGCGAGGATATTTCCTGGCATGGGGTTCGAAGACTCAATGGCGGGGGGCGGTCACGATATCAAGCCACCATCAGACCCGGCACCTGGAGGTTGGCTGACTGCTGCGTGCGTCCGTAGCTGGCATTCTGCGCCGCCAAAGACTGGTCGGCCACGAAATCCGCGGTGATCGGTTGCCCGTTGATGTTGAGCGACACGTACGTGCTGCCGCCCGCCGTCGTGTTCGGACCCGGCGTCATGGGGAACGTCGTCCCGCCGATGCCGCCCAGCGTGGGGAGATCCGATGCGTACGAGTGCCACGCGTTGTTCTGAAAGCTCGCCTGCTGGTAGAGATTGCCGCCCTGCTCGGCCAAGCTGCCGGCGTACGGCGTCGATGCAGAGAGAGGCATCTTTTGGCCGGTGGCTTCGGAGTAGAGCATCACCAGTTGGCGCACTTTCGGCGACCGCACGGCCACGGCGATGTCGTTGCCGAACTCGGACTGCGCGATGCCCACGACTTGCTTGATGGTGCCGCTGTTCTGGGGAATATCGACACCGTAAATCTGTTTGATGTCGTTGTGCGCCTTAACCGTGGGCGACTCGATCCCGGCCAGCTTTTCACCGACACCGATCCCGAAGCCAGCGATAGCGCCGATACCGGCACCGAGCACCGCACCCATCGGCCCGCCCACCTGCATACCGATTCCCGCGCCCAGGAGGCCGCCGCCTACCGTGCCCATGCCGACGCCGCCCCAGCTTCCCATCTGCTTTCCCATCAGGCCGCTGGTCGCGAGCATCATTCCGGCGGCTGTCGCGGCGGGCGACGTGGCAACAGCCAAGCCACCGCTCGCGGCTTGGCCGGCGAACGTCGTCTGATCGATGGGGAGACCGTGGTACGCCTTGGTGTTCCAGACGGAACTCTCAAGGCCCGACAATCCTGGGAAGCCCTGCTTACCGCCGCTCAGACCGGGCGCCAACATCTGGAAGAGCGGACTCTGATGGTTTAGCGGCAAGTTCGCCAGCGCGGACATGCTGGAGCCGGCAGCCGGTGCGCCGCCGGCAGGCGCGCCGCCCCCAATGCCGAGCGCCTGTGCGACGCGGTCCGGGCTCATAGGCAGGCCGGGATACGTCGGAACCGCCTCAGGTGCGGCAGCAGCGACCCCGCCGCCACCGCTGATATTGACCGCAGCCATCCGCGCCGGCACCGAGATGCTTGGTATGGAGACGCCCGCCAAGCCGGCGATCCCTGCGGGCGCGGCCACCGCCGGAGCGGTCATCCCCATCGCGCCGGCAAGCACCGCGGTGAGCGCCGCCACGTGCGCGGTATTCAGAATCGTCGCGGTGGTGTTTTGGTCCGTCGATATCTTTACCGGGTCGGCGGGCTTGCTGCCGCCGAAGATCCCTTTAAAAATGCTGGCCAGCCCGCCGCTCCCGTCCGCGCCGTAGATCGCCGGATGCAGGATGTTGGCGGTCATCGACGCCATGCCTTCCGCCACGGGCTTAATCACCGCCTGGTGAACGGTACTCGCGAGTTCCTTCGGGAACTTGGTGGGGTGCATAAGCAGCGTGTTCCACAGGCCCTCGCTTTCCTTTTTCAGCGAGTCCATCTGCTGCTTCTGAATTTCAAGCTCCTTGATCGTCGCCTCTTCCTGCGCGTCGGCGACTTCTTTATTGAGGACCTTCATCGCCCTGGCGCCCGCAACCAACTGCTCGGAGCCGGTGGTCTCTTTCAGAATCCGTTCCGCTTCCACCTCGGCGAGTTGCTTGGCGAGGTCGATCCGAATCTGATAGGTCTCGCGGACGGCATCCATGCCTTCAGCACCGCTCAAACCCACCATCTTCTGGGCGTGGCTGGCTTCGCGGGTGAGCAGATCCTTCTGCGATTCGAGGTTGATGGAAGCAACTTGGTCATGGGCGCGGAACCAGTCCTCCCATTCCTTCATCTGCTCCTTGGTCGGCCCCATGCCCTCGGTCATCTTCAGAGAACGCTTGGCCTGATCCGCTGCTGCGTACTCTTCGAATTTCTGCCAGTCCAAATCGAACTTCGACTTCTCCGCGGTGCGGAGCTTTCCGGCCTGCTCATCGGCCGCCTTGCGGATCGCGGCGATCTCCGACTCCGACGCTTTCACTTGCACGGCCTGCTTTAGAAGCTGGTCCCGCTGATAGAAGATCTTGCCGATCGCGTCGAGCTCGGCTTCATCGCCCTTCTTCTCGAACTCTGCCGCCTGGCGGCGAAACTCCTTGAGTGCTTCCCCGCCCTTAGCGGTCGCGTCCAATGCCGCCTTGCGCCGCGCTTCGTTGGCTTCGGCGCCCTGGAGTTGCTGGCCGAGATCCTGCGCCTGTGCTTTCGTCAACGGCTTGTCCGGCTCGAACAGTTCCTTCTGCAACCGCTCGACATCCTTCTTGGCATCGGCGTAGGCCTTCTCCATGCCCTGATGGGTGCCGAAGAACCGCGCGCGCAGCCGATCCGTCTCCTCTTTGCCGGCGTGCAGATCCTTCCGCCTGGTCGATGCCTCGGCATCGTCCAGCATCTTCTGCAACTGCTGAATCTGCCCCTGGATTTCGGTCGCCTTTTGCGCCTTGGCTTCCTCATCCTTCGTGGGCGCCACCGCCTGGAGCAAACCGAAATCGCCCACCAGCTTTTGCTGCTGGTCGCGCAGTGCCGCGATTTGTTGCAACGTGGCATCGCGGTTCTTCATGATGTCCGGCGCGCGACGGTCCATATCGGCCATCTCCTGCCGGTGTGCCGCGATTGACATCTTGGCGCCAGGGCCGCCCGCCGCCCGGATGTCGGCGGCGTCCTGCATCGCCTGTTCCTCTTCGCGGCGCTGCCGCTCCTCATCCCCGGCAGGCGAGATGTTGTTGAGGAACCAGTCGACTCCCTTGCCGACCCACGTCACGGTGACGACTAGCCCCTCTTTGAATTTGCGGACCAGAGCGTCCCACTTGGTTTCGAGCACGGTCACTTCGCGCTGGTATTCGGTGAATCGCCGAATGTCCTCCTCGGTCGGTCCGAAGCCCTCGTCATGGGCGATGCGCAGGTTCTCGTTGAGTTCCGTCATGAACGGAATTGCTTCCACGCCCACCCGCTTGAAGAGATCCATGGCTGCAGCGTCTCGCTGAAGGCCTTCCGGGAGCTTGTTCAAGGCCTCGGAAATCTCAACCAGGATTTCGGACGTGGGTTTCATCTCTCCGGCGGCGGTGTGCAGATCGATACCCATCCCGCGCAGCGTTGTCCGCGCCTTCTCGCCTTCCTGGGAGTTGTCGTCGGCCGCCTGAGAGAGGCCGCGCATGAGACGCTCGACAATCGAGATGTCCTGCCCAACCGCGCGCGCCGCGAAGCCGAACTGCCCAACCTCCTTCGCGACCAAGCCGGTGCGCAACTCCGCGTCTTTAGTGCGCGTGCCGTACTCGCCGAGGCTCTTCGCCGCCTGGAACGCCGAGAGTGCAACGGTGCCGAGGACGGCAGCGCCAGTCGCGACCGCGACACCAAAAGGACCAAGAGCGGTGAGCACGGACGAGATTGCGCCCCGCGCGCCCTGGAGCGGGTTCTCCATGGACTGGCTGACACGCTCTCCGAACGCCGTGATGGATTCGGCCTGCTTCCGCAGCGCATCCTCTGCGTCCTTCGCCGCTTTGGCCGCGAGCGATTCGCGGGCCACCTTCTCCTCGACCGCGATCATCTTCTCGTACGAACGCGTGATGGCGTCGATGGCCTGGGGCTCCTTGGAGTACCGCTGGAGAAGCTGGTCACGCTGCACGATGAGCTTCTCGACGCCGGTCTTGCCGAACGTTTCGGCCTGCTTTTCGAGCGACGCCACGAGGCGCTGCACACTGGTCCTGGTCTGATCCGTGATACGGACCACCTTCTCGTGCGCCGTCGTCGCCTTCTTCTCGAAGCCGTCCAGACTGGTGTTGGCCTTATCCACCACCGGACTGACTTGGTCCTCGGCTTCGAGAACTACTCGTTCAGCTTGATCGCCCATTTTGCTAGGCTGCCCTTGCGTCGCTGATGTACTGCGCGAAACCGACCTGGCGCATGCCGCTGAAATACCGGGCGCTCGCCCGGCCTTGCGCCGCCGTGCCGCCCGATGCTACGACCATCCCCCCTGCTGTTTGGATCTCCTGAAGGGTCACGACGGGGCGGTAGTTGTAGATCAACGGGATGACCTTCTGGCGATCAGCCGGCGAGACGCCCCACTGACGCTCCCGTTGGTTGTTCCAGAAAGCAATCTGCGAGGCAGTCTGACTTCGGCCAGGCATCGCCTCGTCCAGGAACCCAATCGCCGCGCGGTTCTCATTGGCGGTCAGAACCTTGAGGCACCGCATCGTGTGTCCGGTCCACGTCCAGTCGCGGATCGGTTGGAGGCCGCGCGCGGCCTTATAGTCCGGGTAGCCGCGCCGCCCAGGAAGCGCCGGCTTCAGTGGGGCCGCCGCCTGATCGTAGACGTTCTGGCCGCTCTGGATGCGCGCCCGGATGGTGTCGGCGAGCAACTGTGCGAAGCCTTGCATCTCCTGCGCGGTAAACGGGGAATACGCAAAACGTGCGCGGCGAACGACGGTCTGAAATCGGGGCATGATTACCTTCCACGGTCAGAAAGACATCTATGGGTGGTTCTCACCTCTAATGGACGTGACTGGGTCTTCAGACGGGAATGATCTCCCAGAACCCCATTTGGGGCCAACTTGACGGTTCACCGACCATACGTCGCGAAGAGGGCCTGCCGGAGTGGTGAGAAGCCTACATGCCCCGTGAAGGCGGAACGAGTCAAGGGTCGGGCCGAACCAGCGCGTCGTACTCCGATTGAAGTTTCATCAGACGGGTTTCCAAAGAAGTGATGAGCTTTTCCGGAAATGGTTCGCCCACGTCGATCGGGTTCAGATCATAGGTCTTTGTTGAACGCAGTGCATCGTAAACGGCAACGTGCCTGACGTATGCGGCGATTTCGCGAAGGAGTTCCGCGTCCGGTTGAGCAAAATGGATATTTGCCTCCATCAGCGACACGATCTCCTCATGGTTCTTGATTAAATGGTTCAACTCGATCTCGCGTCCGACTCGGTCAGGCAGGGCGGTTGTGTGGTCCGACAATTGGGGAACAATCTTCCAGATCGCGGAGTCTTTTGCGAAGCGAAAGTGAATGGGCCAGTAGAACTGCGATAGCTGCTTTTCCTTGAACTCGATTTGCCGCGTGAGTTTGAGTCTGTCGAGTTCGTTTTTCAAGACTACCTTGTCTCGTTCCAGGGCAGACATGCGCTGTTGATCGGTCTTGAATTGTTCGAGGCGTCTGGAGATCCAATACCCAATCAGGAGCACAATGATGGCAAGAGCCCCTTTGTCGAGTAGTGTAAGAAGTAGTTTTTGCTGAAACTCTGTCACGACGTACCTCCGTCCGCGGCGTTTGGCGCCGGAGCCCGTTCGGGTTCCTTAGGCCTCACCATCTCCCTCAAATGATAACGGAATTGCGCAAATTGGATGGATGACAGAACCAGACGGTGCAGTGACGGGTGCCATGCTGCGTCGAAGTCGCGCTGGGCGAGATTGACGCTTTGACGAGCAATGTTAATGTTCCCGATCTCCTCGAACAGTTGGGGCCAGTTTCCGAGGCGACGGCCGCATATGGTCCTTCCGACGACGCGGCTCTCCGCACATCTAGCCTCCGTTGGCATAGGAACGCCTGCGAAGCGCAAACCGGTTCCGGTTCCCCTAATTCCGGTATGGGATTGCGCGCGTTGCCCAACTGCGGCGGCACATCTACACCAAGTTGCTCTAATGACTGGTCGGGGGGCGGGTGGGGCTGTAAAATATCCCTGCCACCTCGACCGTCACGAAAGGATCTCACCGGTGAACCCGAGATCGGACCGCCTTGGGCTCGCTGAACTCAACTCATTCCACCTTCCACCAAATCCCTGTCCCCTGGGTATCGCGTCGCATTAAGTAATTGTGCCTTGGGACCAATTCGCCTGAAATATTCACTTTTCGCCCGCAGCTGGCCTTGAACTTGTATTTGGTCTTGAACCCGGGCAGATCCAAGCCGACAAATGACTCCGTCTCGTGTGACGCCGACCAGCTGAAGGTGAACTTTCTAGGGCCATTCGATTGATCTTGACTCAATGGAATCGAAATGTCCTCGATCCGCCCCTGTGCCTCCAAGGGCGAGAGGTGATCGCGTAATTCAATAGGCTGCACGGGTCTGGAGGGGCAAACAACAGTGACCGCCTCCGCCCTCGGCACTTCCACACGCCAGAAACTTGCGCCGATAGCCTTTCCGTCCCGGACCGGTTGCAGCAGCCTCGCATCCAGTTTAAGAGGCAGAAACACCAGTGTCCCGGTATGCCAACAACTGCGATATGGCACCTCGACGCTAACACCCAGCGTGCTCGAATCGCCCATCCCTACTCCAGCAAGGGATATCGTCCATCCATGCGTATTCCCTGACTCGAGGGTCTCAGCGTAGTCCACAACACACCCTTCCACATCCGGAGAGGAAAGCCAAAATAAAGGAATTTCGCATGGGACGCTTCGCACCTCCTCGCACCGATATTTGAAGAACCCCAGCAACCCTTGTATCTGCACCTTGGCGTTCTGAAACCTGCCGAGCCAATCAACGAAACCGGCATCGTCGGCCGGACGGTCACCCAAGTCCTGCGACACCTTATCTCGCGTTTTTCGCCAGGCCTCCGCATATTCCCTGTCGAAGCCAGCGTCCGACATTCCCTGCTCAAACACATCTGAGTTCAGCACCGCTAGGTCTAGCCATTCACTCCTTCGCAGAGGCGTCACCCGCAACTCCGGAACGTACGCAGTAAGGTGACTGGAGTACTGGTGCATTTTCTCGTCCGCAGCAATTTCCTGGAACAGCGTCTCCAGGACGGCAAGGCATCGGTTCTCGACTTCTGGCAGCCGTTCACCGGATTCGTCGCGAAGCGCTTTAAGGCCGTCATAAAACGCAATCTCATCAGAGAGAGAATCCTTAGGTAGAGGCGGAAAGCAAACCCTCTGCTTGATCATTTCCGCTAAATCGTCTTGCCGAAGCCAGCCGTTCTTCGACGCACCCCGCAGTTGCATCTCGTAGCTATTGAGGATTGACTCAAGGGCTACTTTGGACCGAGACTTACCTCCAAGTTTATCCACGTGTTCCTCCTTGCAGAACCGGGGTCTTCGCTGGGGAAAACGAAAATGGGTCTTCCTTTCCCACTGGGATTTCCGTTTTGGCTCCAGGCTGCATACGATCTTATCACTGGCCGCCAGTTTTCGATCCCCCGAAATAAAGGGCTCTGACAAATTGCTCGGCATGCCTCAAAGATGCAACCTCGATTCTCCGGGAGCTATTGATCCTGCTTTAATCGCTCCCACTCCGCGGAAGTGGCCGGAAAGGCCCGTGAGATCCCCTTTGGGGCGAGCGTCGGTTGACAGGCTTTTCGGAGATTCCTCTGAACCCATGTTTTACGGGCCCCAAGTCGCGCGCCGGGAAGCTTCGATCACTCCCGTGACACCCCTCAAATTGGTGCAAACGGTGTTGGCCACGAGCACGTGACGTCGCTGCCCCCCACTACTTCGCATCATCGCCGCGACAGCTTCCGAATCAGCAGTTCCTGGAAGCTCTTCGCATCGCGGTCCTCGGCCGCGACGTATTCCTTCTGCTCGCTATCGATCAACTCCATCACCCGGAATTCCTCCTCGGTAATGTCCTGCAGAGTAATCGTCAGCCCAATGGTCTTCGCGTTGAGAAGCCGGAAACACCGCCGAACCAGAATCCCGTTCGGCGAATCCATCGCCTCGTCGAGCAGATTCCTCGGGCAATTGGGTCCGTGGCTTACGTCGATGGCCTTCCAGCCGGCGGCGCACACCGGACAGCCATCCAACTCGTCCGGAGAAGAGTAGCCACACTGCCGGCACCGGAACACGCGGTCTGGGCAGTCTTCCTCCTTTCCGCAGGCCGATCCTTGGCGGCACGCTGAGCGGATCATAAATCGCAAGCCCGGCCCCTCCGGAGAGTCGGGCATCGCTATTCCGGGTCGTCGTCTGCCTCGATTGCAAGCTGAGCGATGACCTCGGACACCGCTGCGGATTTGTGCACGATTGGAACGTCGCCAGCATAGCCCTCGTGCGACACGTGCAGCTTGTCATAGAGCGCGCCGCTCGGCTCCAGGAACGCCCGCGTCTCGACGGAGCGCCTGGCGGCCACGACGCTGGTGGACGCCTTCTCGTGATCCTGCATCTCCTTGGCGGTCGGCATCCGCAGGACGTGCGTCACGCGCGCGCCGGGAACTTTCATCTCGATCCGGTAGTTGACGCCCTCGCGCTGGATGTCCGCCACCTGACACCGCTCGACGCGGCCGATGACTATGCCAGCCTCGGCGTCGTCGAATTCCGGACCGTCCTTGTCGATGCGGATCTTCCTGAACAACTCCCCGTTGATTTTGGGAAGATCCACGTCCTCGCTCTGCGACTTCCCGCGCCCGAGGAAATGGCGAATGGTGCGCTGTGCCCGCGCCCAGAAACACCAATCCTCATCCGTCGGGAAGCGCACCTCGCACCGCTTCTCGCCGCCCGACAATATCGGCACGACGATAGGCTTCGAAGCGTCAAACAACGGCTTACTCGTTTGTTCCATACGTCCTTTCACAAGGGGCCTATTGGGCGATACCGCCCTGCGGCGTCGTTATCGACATAGTCACCAAGCCGTTTACGGGATCGTACAACTGGACACCGGTCACCTGAAGGGTGGCGATGCCATCGGTGTTCGACAATTCGACGACGTTGAAGCCCATCGCCTGGATCAGCATCGTGAACGCGTTGTTGGCGTCGCGGGTGAACGTGATGGTGGCGGTGCCGACCGTCTGAGCGATCAGCGCCGCATACTCAGCGGACCCGGTCTGCACTCGCACGACGAACTGCACCGCGAAAGTGCGGTCGCCCCACTCGAAGCGTCCCTGGATCTGGTAGCCGTCCTGAAGCCCGGAGCCGGGGAAGAAGCCCGGCCGGAAATTATTCTCCCAGGACGCATCGAGCGACACGAATTGCTTGCCACTGCCGCCTGTCAGATAGTTGATGCCGTTGATGGTCAACGCGCTGACCATGCCGGCGTTGAATTCGTGCAGCGCCGTCGCAGCCGGCAGGGTGATGGTGCTGGGCGAAACGTACTGCCCGGTGGTCACACACTCGACCGAGAGCATCGCGCTGGCGCGGCCGGGAGAATTCTTGATGGCCAGCTTCCAGCCCTTGACCGCGCAGCCCACCAGGAGTTCATCAAGCAGCGATGACCCGCCAGGCCGGATCTGTTGGACGTAGGAGAAGTACGGCAACTCGAGGCCCGTCGCATTGGTCGCGCCGAGCGCCGGCACGATGGTGTAAGTGTACGGCGCGGTGGTGCCGACGACCGTCACG